GCAGTTACCTGTAATAAATAACCGTATGCTCCAGAATATGTTGTAGGAGTATCTCCTAACGTGGTAAAATCTTGTACTAATGGTGAGTCTCCGTATTCATTTGTTATATAATAATTACCACCTATTATTGTTATATCATCTAAATCGGTTAGTGCTATTCCCGAAAAAGATGCTTGTTGTAGTGCCGGATCGTATCTTAATACTGTGACTTTGTCCGGCGTAGTATAAATTTCAGTAGTACCTAAATCATGTCCTAATGGATAACCTTGTATAGATGTAGCATCGTGTGGGCTTATAAATCTTCTGGCCCTGGTAGGTGTTAGATCATACCCATCAACGTTTACAACTATGCCGCTATTTGTGATGTAACCATCTAATATTTCAGATCCATATAGTTGAGTTTCTGAAAATAAATATGAAACATCCATTTCACTAGAAGCTGGGATATATAAACCAGCCAAATCTCTTATGTTTATCCCGCTAGCTGTAGTATTTTTAAGTTTTATAGTATGTACATACATTATATATCATATCTCCATCTTAACTCTAGTACTACTATTGGATCTCTTACTCTGGCATCGGCGGTCGACACAAACATTTGTAGCTGTTGAGCAGCATCTATGTCAACATTTAAAGTTTCGTCTGTATAAGTATAATTAACTAGTGAAAAATTATATATAGAAGATTGATCCGCCTGAATCTCAAAAGCCTTAGTAGGTGTTTGGCTTAATACTGGATCAACATCCGCTGTTACTGAAACTATTGTAGCATCTCTTAACATATTAAAATGAGCATAGGAATTTACCACGTTTCCTATTGACATATATAGTCCATCTATATTACCTGAATATGTAAATAAGAAACTGTGTGTGTAAGCTGATAGCCATTTGTTTCTAGTATCATCCCAGTAATATAATAAACTATTACCGTTGTTATACCATATAGTTCCAGTGCCTGATGCTGGTGGCTCAGTACCACTAACTACAATAGCATCTGAAAAAACAAGACCTGTCTCTGCTTCATTTACTACAACATATTTATTGGCATATCCGGTATAACTTTCTGGTGTATCAGTTAAATCTAGGAAGGTTTCTACCCCGCTGGAAGTCATATAAAGATCATCTATTTGATCTTGTAAAACACCAGAAGCTTGTGTTAATTGATCATACCTTAACATGTGATAGGGCTGAACTGCACGAATCCCACTTAAGGTGCTGTTCAAATACAGCTCAGCCCCGTCATATCCCATACTAATGGTATCTGCATCATTGAAATCTATTTTTTCGCCTGTTTCAAGATCCAGATTATCTTCTCTAAACTTAGCCATTAATTATTCCTTAATGTTTTTGACTATAGAACGCATGCCATTCTAAGACAAAATTACTCGAATCTATTTTGCCTGAGAAATGAGTTGTGAAGCCTCCTGCTGTTTTAACACCTTGGACAGTGCTATAAATAGAAGGTTTAGCATCCACCTCATTAGTTAAAGTAGCCACAACAGTGTAATCATCGTCGGGCCATGGGTTATCAAAAACTACCGCCTGCTCTCTCGCATTAAGAATACAAGCAACGCGGCCCCATTTCTGATTGTCGGCGTAAATATTACCGGTATATATATCGCCAGTACCAGAAATAGTATTATCATTGAAATACATGTCATTATTTAACGTAACCGTCTCATTAAATGTAGTCGGTCCATCAAAAATGTTAGTGCCACTAAAAGTGACATCGCCGGCAAAAATCTTATCGCCGGTTATAGTCTGGTCAGTAGCAAGAGTAACATAGTTGGCGAATTCGGCAAAAACTGTACCAGATAGCGTGTTAATTTCACCGTCCACGTACCACCTAGTAGTTAAGTGATAACTTTCCGTCGGATCGATACCACTCACCGTACCAGTAAAGCCTCTCGAACCATCCACCAATATATATTGGGTATGATCATCATCCAATAGACCAGTAAGATCACCGTGATCAGTAATAATTTGATCGACTATAATACCAGAAACAGTGTTGACAAGATCATCCACATACCATCTAGTAGTTAGATGATAACTTTCTGTGGGGTCAATACCACTTACTGTGCCTGTAAATCCTCGAGTACCATCTACTAATATATATTGTAGATGGTCATCATCATCAAGGCCGATCAAATCACCATGCTCAGGTGCAAAATCATACATCTGATCATATCTTACCAAATGATAAGGTTCAGTAGCTCTTTCACCAGCTATCGCCATAGAAACTACTAATTCATCTACGGGGCTGATATTATTTATTCCAGAGCCAGGTACTGTGGCATTATATCCAGAAATAGTAGTCCAGGCCATGAAGGCCTTTTCGTTGCCTGGATCTTGTGCTGGATATGAAGTTGGGCCGTAAACACCAAGGCTATCGGGACCGAACAGCACTCGCTGTTCCTCCTGCAGCATAAGGTGAAGATCTTTAAACTTGGCCATTTTTACTCTCCTTTAGTATACTGTTTATCGAAAAACTTCCCATTCTAGAATGTAATTACCTGTATCTATTTCGCCAGAGAAAAATACTGTAAAGCCATTTACAGTTTTGTTAGCAACAACAACAGAATAGACGGATGGATTTCCATCCGACGTTACTAATTCTATATTAATATTATAAGTTAAATCCGGCATTGGAGATGGGAACACTACGTCTTGGCTACTAGCTCCTAATAAGACTGGAGTTGCACCGCGCCAGCTTGGGTCATAAGTTGAGGTATCTATTTCATAGGTTGCTCTTAGGTTTTCAAATGGTAAGGGTGCAATATATTTTAAAGTAATTTCATTATCTCCGGTCTGATCAAAATCATTAGGTGCATGTAAGGCCTGTCCATTAAGGTGTAAATCTATTCTATCACGTGTATAATTATATGTGGTATAGAATGTTTTATTAACACCATCAAGGGTGCCAGATATCGTATCAGCTACAATAGTGCCTTTACGATATATCTCCTGAACTTGAGGGAGGGCTATTTTCCTTAATATAATCATAACCTAGTCCCCATAAAAATATAGCCAATACAGGCATAGATATACCACTGGAGTCGAAGTCCCATTAGTATATTGAAAGCCCAATTGGCCATATTATACTCTCCTTATTTTGATTTTTTGTTCCGCTACTACGCACTTTCAAATTCTCATACCCGTCCTACGTAGCCCGATCTACAAACTTTATTGTTTTAAGACATCACTCCCGGCTCCTTTTAATACTGTTCCTGTTTTCCGTGCTTGTCCACTCAATTCTCTGGCTTGTTTGAGTAATTTATACCTGACCCAATTAAAACTTTTCCGTATTATCTTCTACTACTTACTGAAAGTTCCTGAATTCTCTTTAACAGAATGCGGCGCAAACTGTCCTTACCGGCTCTTTGATTTGCTTGTTTCTCAGCATATTTAAGTAGCTGAATGTCTCGGATCTTTGGAACAATCTCTCGTGCATTTCTAACAGAGAGTTCTACCACATCGTCGACACTCATTTCTTTCGGTACGAGAGGCGCCACATTATCCCCCCTTGATGTATCAGTCCTTACGACTGTAGATCCCTGCTGTCCTTCCTCTTTAGTTTCTTTAGCCTCTTTCTTTACTGGAGCTCCTCCGTAAGGTTTGTGGTCTTCTGTAAATATACGCCATTTATTCTGATCACGTAATTTAACTTCCTGCAACCACTTAACGAAATCTTCTCCCTTATTTATGTTATGTCTCTTACCGTATTGCTCATAGAGTTCATCTAAGGGAATCGTTGCTCCCGGCCCCACCGATCTCTTCATCGTATGAGACCACAAATGCGTCATGTTCTTCACGTAACCTTTCATAGTCTTCTCCTTTACTATTGAAATCTAAAACCCTTGTCCTTTTCTCATCCATCCAATCAATAAGGAAGTGTAGTAAATTTGCCATTCTGTGTAGGACTAAAATTAGTATTAGCCAGCCAAACGTATTCGTAATAAAAAATATCGCGAAAACACAAGCCATCCACACAGAAGTACAATAACCACAATCCAATATATCATGTATGAAATTAAAAACTTTGAAACGCCTCAACTTAAATAAAGGCTCTTTTATGAAGCGTATGGAGAATTCGGATTTGGTAATCAGATTTGTTGCTGCTTCTACAGCTATAATTGCCAATACCATATCCAGAAATGTTGCTAATAATGTTTCCATACGCCTTTCCTTGTGATATCTTACTCCGAAGAATAAGATATCGAGATTGCATAACAATCCATATATTTTTATAGAGAGCGGTCAATAACGCCCATTCCGAGCATTCTCGGATCTAGGCATGCGAAACCAAGCTCTGCCCATCCAAAGAAACCTTGTTTTTGGACACGCAGCAACGTTGGGTCGTCGTACGCTTCGTATTCTTTACGGATTGGCATAACCAATGAATCGTTGACGCTCAGATCGAACGCCATTACCTGAGTTTCACCCAGTGTGTTAACAGTACCATCAGCATTAGTTACATTAGGATTGTCCAGGGTGTACTGATTATAAACTTCACCAGCACCAGCGATGAACTTACCATATTCTGCTGTACTACCATTAATATTATACAGACCGGTTGCACCCAGATGTTGTACTTCATGCAGTCTCACGTTCCAAATACTGCCCATGCCAGCTGCCTGGAAAATCTCGCGTCTGGTGACCGGATCGATGTCCGTGTCAGTCCATTCACGAATGTCAGCCGCATCTTCAGGAGAGACATACAGATCGGTTAGAGTTCTACCGATTCTCTTGAAACCAACCATCATCTTATTGATGAGTTCTTTCGACAGGTAACCAGCACCTGTAGAAGCTGGATTGATTTCATAGATCGGAGCTGGGCGAGAACCCAACAGACCCTTACCAGAGAAGCTGGATGTAGCGGCGGGCATAATTACGCGCCAACCACACTCTTCCTCGTAGTTAGCCAAGTCTTTGGCTACACGAGCAGCAGCTCTTTGAGCTATGTCAACTCTTGAATCACGTGCATATGTAATCTTCCAATCTGCGGAAGCATTGATAGCAAACGTCGGAACGTAAACTTCTTCTCCGATACCTTCGATGAAGTTTTGAGCCATATAACCTAGTCCAGGCAGAACCCAAACTGGAATTTCAAAGTCCTCGGCGACCGGATAAACGGCCTGAGCACCCGGAGCCAATCTTTCAACGGCAAACATGCCGCGCATAATAGACTCCAACTCAATCTTCTGAAGGATAGGAGTTGTTATAGCAGCTGCAAACGCTCTGAAAGCGGCCGCGCCCTCAGGGCCGGCCTCCGCGGTTGCTCTAAAAAGTTCTTGCATTTCCTTAAGTTCCATGTTTACAACTCCTCCTATGAGTTTAGTTTAGGAAGCACTTCAAATCCGTGCCTTAATCCCTTTAAAAATAGATTAGACCAAAAGTTTGATTCTAATCGGATACAATGTGGTGTTATTGAAATTAGCCTGGCATTTGGCCACGCTAGCGCCCTTCATAACCTTAGCAACTGGTAGAGAATCAGCGATTCTAGCACCATTAGCTTTATCTGTAGCAGGAGTACCAACAGAGTCATCTGCACCGTTGGTGACTTTAGCTTCATCGGCTGCTGGATACAGCATATCATCCGGGTTCATATTGTCGCCGGCGCCAATTACACTATCTGTCATATCACAAGTATAGTGAACTGTATCCCAGATACCCAAATGAGCAACTCCCAAAGGAGCCTCTTTGGTACCCTGAATATCACCATTACTGTCGTAGTCTGGTTGGGCAATAACATCACTGGAACCCAGGTCGCCTGGCATCATAAAGCCAGTCGGATGTACCTGGTGGTATCCCATTTTAACTTTCTGCATAGCGAATCCGAACGCATGCTGTACATCAGCCTCACCATCACCATGAACCATTTTGAAAACAATAGGCTCTTGGTTGGCAGCATCAGAATCCAGCTTTACAACAGATCCTGCATAACAGACAACACCACCGACGCCACCTGAACCACTATCAGTCTGGGCGCCATAACTACAAAATTGATTTTCAACAACAGGATGTCTTGGAATAAACATAATCCTAGTTCCTCCTTAATTAATCATTTTTCTTAATTCGCTCAGCCATAGCTTCGCCCAGTTTTCTATATTTGGCCAGCATATCGTCGGAAGGTCTAACTTCCATATTTAAAGCAGCAGCAATAGCTTTACCGGGATCAATCTCGGCAGGAGAAGTATCTTCTTCTTCAGAAGCTTCCTCTTCTTCACTTTCCTCTTCAGAGGCTTCTTCTTCCTCTTCAGATGCTGCTTCTTCCTCTTCGTTCTCTTCAGCTTCGGCTGCTACCTCTTCCTCTTCTTGGGTCTCTTCTTCAGAAGCTTCCTCTTCATCGGATTCGGGTTCAGCCTTCGCCAACTCAGCTTCCACGGCGCTTCTCAGAGAGACGAGTTCCTCTTTATAACCTGCAAATTCCTCGTCTTCCATCTCTCTAACTTTAGCCGTCTGGGCATCTTTGTTAGAGAGTGCCACGCCTGCTTCCGCCAATTCAGCCATGCGAAGCTCAGCAGCCTTATCTTTCTTCATTTCCTCAATCATATTCTCAGCTTCGGTGAGCTTTTCAGCTTTTTCCTCAGCTTCCTTCTTAGCCGCCTCAAGCTCAGAAGTAAGCTCTTCAATTTTAGCTTCCAGATCCGTAACCTGAGTAGCTACTTCCTCAGACTCAGCGTTTTTGCCTTCAAGCGCCTCTGTCAATTGAGTAATAGTATCAGCGGATTTCTGGAGAGCTTTTTCAGTTTCAGCTCTTTGCTCAGCCTCTTCTTTCTGAGAAAAGATTTCGGCAACCATAGCTTCGACATCTTTTTTCAGTTCTTCATTCATAAAGATAATACCTCCTATGAAATTTTAATGAGATATTGATTTCACCAACCTGAATGAATTTAAGTATTTTTATATAAAACAAATCCCTTTTCCTAATACCTAAATCTATCAATCATTTATTTTTACGGCAGCGATTGAGCTGCACCAGTATTGCCTCTACAAGCAATAGAAGCAATTTCAGGGTCCATACCTACCATAGCAAAAAAGTCAAAATACATAATATCTCCGGCGGGATTGGCGAGTTTAACCTTAATTACGTTATTAACGGTGTCTTTCTCTGCCCAGAAAGTTCCCCCTGGATCTTGTAATGGGTATGCACCCACATGACAATATGTAGCAGCATCCATACCATGGAAAGAAATACCACTTAGAACAGTAACTTCGCTTTCACCCGAAGCCACAGTAACAGTTTCTGACCATATAAATGGATAGGCATGGTTATTACCCATATTACGATAGATCAACGCCAAAGCGTCATCACCATTAATACGAGTAAGCTTGGGCATACTTCTTAACGCGCCGCCCAAAGGGCCGGCTGGGGTATGTCCCTGTTGTCCAATGTTAATGTCTGGCATAATTTGCCTCCTTCACGATCTAGATTTAACTGCCTCGTGAGAAGCAGCTTTTAAGTCAATTAGATTGCCTTTTCGGCTTTCTCCAGTGTTTCGTTCAGTCTCTTAGTAAGCTCAGCTCGCTTATCGCTCTGTTCTCTTTTCTTTAGTAGTTTTTTAGCGTGTGCTTTAGCTGCTCTAGCCATTTGATTTCTTAAACAATCTGGATCAGATGTATCTCTACCAAAAGATGTACATCCTTTGTCATACAGAGTGCACCAATCAGTATTAGTAACTTCTGTATCGGGGCCTTTTGGCTCCTCCGCGTACACATGACGTTTATAATTTACACAAATTCCAACTGTATCGTCATACTGTAATTCGGCTTCTTCAGTCGCCGAAGGGTCTGTAATTACAGAAGTATCCCCTTCTACTTTATTAGAGGTTAGTTTATTCTCTTTTTCCATAAGATCATAGTCTAAAACAATGACCTCTTTAGGGTCAAAGTTCTTTTCTTTTTCACTAGCTGTTTCAAGGATGACCGATGGTGGGTTTGCTGGGTTTTTAACCACACCACACCCTGAGAATACAATACCTCTCAGAACTCTTTCTAACTTTCCTTCTGCTATTTCTTTCCCTTTTTTAAGGACTTTAGCTAATTTACCGAAGAGTCTATCGTCATGCGCTAGCCCCATCGCTTCAGCCTCACGTCTTGTTAGAATTAAATCTCCTACCTTAACATCATAGTTAGAAAAGTAACACTCCATACTAACCTTCCAATCTCCATTGGCCACTTCTTTTGCTAGATTAGGGAATCTATTTTTATATATTACACCAGCGATTACCACATGCATATCATTATCCTCGCTATCGAGACTGGCGTCCTCTTTTTTAGCTAATTCCTCTAAATCTAGCTTAGAATTGTCACTATTGATGAAAGCTCTATCATAAATGTGCCCTATTATATCTTCTTCTTTGTGTTCCACATCGAGAGCTTTACTAACAATAGTGTCTTCAGCCTTCACGAGTTCGGAAGGTAAAAAGTGTGCTCCGTTTAAATTTGTTCCAGCAGAAACAAATATAGCGGAAAAATATTGTAGGTCTGGCTGCTTGTCCTCATTTCGCGGTAGCTCTATGACAGCAGCGACAGCCTTTTTACGGTCTGTGGTTTCTTTCTCCAGCTTAATGTCCGCTTCTATATAAAATTTTTCCATTTAAATTCTCCTACTCTTCTTTTTTAAATCGAATTTTGGCTAATTCATGTGTAAAATCCGCGAATTGCTCGTCAGACATATCTTTTACTACATCTTGAATAGATGCTGTTTTTTGTGCCGGAGTTGCCTGCGGTTTAGTAGTTTTCTTTGTTTTTGTTTGGTTTTTCTTGGCTGGACTTTGTGGCTGTTTTGTCTTAGCTGGCTGGCCTTTCGGTCTACCTTGTGAAGGTGTCCCTTGAGGAGCTTTCTGTGTGTTTTGTACACCGCCAGCCTGTGCTGTTTGCTGCCACGGCGATCCAATGATACCAAAAATACCTTTATCAACCAAATCAAATTCTGTTTCCATATTAGCCAACTCATTGTCGTAATCAAAACCGACTTGTTCAAGCGCGGTTTGATAACTAATCATTCTTCTATCAACAAGTTGTGAAATAATATTCATGTACATGATGGTGTCTTTCAATATACCCTCATCCCATCTAATTTTTGGAAATCTTTCAAAGCCCATTGCCTCAGCTATTTGTTGATACTCTCTATATATCCAACGTGTAACTTGGCGTCTAGCATAATCTATTTCTTCTTGTATACCTTTTATTACTAATTGTGCCTGGGCTACATTCAAGTCGCCGGTTCCATCTATTAAAGCTTTTGATACTGCCAGACCGGCAGACATGTCAGCATTAACCTGTCCGTATTTCTCTTGGCCCAATATAGCCTCAATTTCTGGAGAAACTATCTTTTCCACTTTTAATGTATGATTCCAAACAACATCGAAGGATTTACCAGAAGTATTAAATAACTGAGATACGGCCTCTAATTCTTCTTGTGTTACAACTGGGTAGTCATCGTTACCTATTGTAATCTTTAGAATATAGTTCGTGATGCCATCCAATGTACTTAAATCAGCTTGCCTTAACGACTTTTTATATTCTATAGTGTCAAATATTCTAAGTGATCTTGGCTTTGCATAACGCTCATAAGGCATCTTTCTATATGTAACAAATCCAACTAATCTAGGATCTAGTTGAAACTCACCGCCCTCTTCTGCTGCTCGTTTCAAATCAGACGGTAATGCCTTTATAAGGGCCTTCTCTTCTTCTGTCTGCTCTGATACAGGTTTTTTCAAAAGTTCTGTAAGTTCTGGGGGCGGTGTTAGTTTTACACTAACTTTGTCAAATAACAGATTGCCTGTTATATTCACCAATAAAGGATTCAAAACAGTATAGTTAACTGGTAGATGTCCTTTGGACCAAATATTTTTCTTGGCCGCATCTTCTTGTCCAGTTGCTTTTTTGTTATTTCCTTTTTTAAGTTTTTGGCCGGGGATTGGTGAGAGGTGAGACACGCGAGGTTCATACTTAGCTAAAACTTTATATGTGGTGACGTGTCCATATTTGAAAAAATCCAAATAGATCCAATCTATAAGTTCATGGAATCTAACATCAAATGCCCATACATCAAAGAAGTTTTTAATATTTTCATCGTCAATATCATGCTCAAAACCCTTTGACGCTAGGCCGGATAAAATATTTACAGTAGATCCTAGTTCGGGTACTGAGTAGTAATATTTTATAGCATTTCCATATTGTTCTTTTTCTGTTTGCTGTAATGGCTCTTTCTGTGATAGATCTAAAAATGTTCTATCTAATGTATCCCTAGTAATTACAGCTGCCTTCTCCTTAAACGCCTTAGGAATCACACCGCCCCTTTCCAAGAATGCTAAGGTCTTTGGTTTGGGATCTAAGAAAAACGTAGATTGTCCAGACTTTTCATCCACAGAAATGGCCTTAATACCCACCTCTGGATATTTTTTCTGGAGATCAGCGGTTACCTTATTCAGTTTATTTTGATCCATAATTTAATTCCTCTCCTTACGGGTTAACGTCTTGTATACTTTCCTTTCTTCCTATTAAATCATCCGGCGATGTGTAGGTTGATTCCAGTCCTCCGCTTCTATGTCTTGTATAATCATCCGCCCAACTGGGTACAGCTGCGTCTGGGGTTCCGGCCCCCGACACTGTAGCCCACCAATTTTCGGCCTGGAAATCTTTATCCATTGTTGGCATGGTCTACCTCCTATTTATCTGTATCAAGTTCTTCGGCGCCGTTGCCGTTTTCACTTAGTTTTGTTTTAGCATAGATACGGCCCAATGCTAAAGTGACAAAGCCGCCACCCAAGAACCCAAGACCTACACTTGCAGATATCCAAGGTTCCGGCGGCGTTTTACCAGGAATTAGATTGAACATACCCCATACTACAGGTATATACAGAAGTAATAACCATTGGAATTTCATGGATGCCAAATTCCGTAATAATTTCTGCGTCCATAAATCCCAAAAAGTCTTGTTGCATATAGTTATCTCTTTAACTCTAATACCGCCGCACACTTCGCATGTTTTGCCGCATGTACATTTCTCGGCCATAATTTCCTCCGCGGCATTTCGAGCGTAGTTCTCTATTAAATAAGCAGGTTAGTTAATTATTTAATTCTACGCTTATCTTTTAGGATAGCATGGTGTACACCACGATCGTTTCCTATGCTAGGACCAGGCCCGATAGCCTTTTTCTTATTAAGAACGTTCCATGGAGCATTTGGTTTGTGCTCTCTTATATAACCAGCTTTATTGTATAAAATGGGTTCTGGCTCACCCTCTAGTTCCTTGGCCACCATCCTACATCCATGCGCTGCTAATATTACAGCAGAGTATAAGTCTTTATTTTGCGTTTTCTTTGGTGTATCAAAGTGTAAAGCGCCAGATGAAGTCTGTGTCACCACAATGTTTAACATCTGTTTCTTTAACGTCTTTACATTTTCATACATTTCTCCTAAAATGTCCGCAGAGCTTTTTGGTGGTTCTGGAAATAACAACTTCTTATCTTCCAACATAGCTAATGTGGTAAAATTAGCATCAGCTATCCATGTAGGATTAAAGTTTACCATTTCCAAAATATGTCTACCTTTAAGATGACGCTTTTCGTCCTCTGTACGGTCTATGATAGGTTCATAATCATCATAACCTTCTTCCAACAAGTCCATTATAGCCTTTCCACCGCCGCCCTTATCCATAAATACTCTCACTACGTTGTATGAATCACATATAGCTTGTATCATCATAGTGAGTTCTTGTGTTGTTTTACGTTTCAACTCTAATACATTTACTACTCTATTAGGAGTACCATATTTTATTATTACTACACCACAACTAGCATCTCCGCCTTGGCTTGGGTCTACTCCTATTACATACTCAGCGCCAGGCTCGCCCCTGACTTCCATAGTGTGTCCACTTTCATCTGTACACGCTTCCAAAATAGATGCTTTGAAAAAGCCTTCTGAATCAGATACCATCGCGGCTTCATACTCCATGCTAAACTCTGCAGCGGACATAATACGTTTAGCTTCCATGATATTATTCATATCCAAAAAGCCTTCAGGCATCTCCTGATAAGGTACTTGCCATACACGATATTGAGAAGCTTCACCGTCTTTTTCCATCATGTCCCAATGGTCTCTCATACGTTTGTACATATGATTGAATTTGTAAAAACCAGATGAAGCCATTATCATTTTATTTACAGTTTCTTCTTCAAAGTCGTCCTCTGTAGCCAATCCCAACTTAATTAATTGTTTTTGACGTTCAATACGTCGCACATTTTCCATAGGTTCCAAAGTTGTAGCGCCCATAGGACGTACAACCATATCTAAAGTTTGATCAGGCACTTGTGCTAACTCGTCTACCACTATCAAATAGAAACGAGATCCACGGATTTTGGAACCGTCGCCAAGAGGTAATGCTTCAATGAATGATGGGTTATACCCACCGACTGATTTAAATCTTAAATAACATGTGTCTGAACCACGGGTGGGTTTCTTTTCTGTAGCTTCTCTGAGTAGAGGTGATCTAGCATAAAGTTTTTCAACCTCACTAAAAATCATTTTGGACTGACGAAAAACAGGTGCTATCAGACCAACACGATATCCTGGGTAAAGCATACAACTCAGAGCGGATAAAGTACCTAACATAAAGGTCTTACCAACACCACGGCCGCAGACCGCGATAACGTAGTTTTTGAACCACATATCTTCAAACACCAATCTCTGTATCGGTGCTAAGTCAACACGTAAAAGATCATAGGCAGCTATACAAGGATTCTGCCTATAAAACTGAACCATCTCCATGCCCTGTTCTATTAACGCCTCGTAACCCTTTTTTCTTCGCACCCCGCTTAATCGTCCTCCTCTTTCAGTTCGGTATAGGTGTCATACCTATTACCAGTGTATCCTTCTCTGTTTTTTAAAGCTTCCTCTTCTTCAACTCTATTTTTACGTATCTGTTCCTGTAATTTATATTTCTTTTCTTCATCAAAAGCAACAGCTAAGTCCACAATAGAAAAACCTTTCAATTCATTTGGATTAATTCTATCCTTACGTCTAGTAGCTAAGTTCTCTTTTAGCACTTTGTTTTCTTTACGAATTTTTTCCAAAGCTGCGGATATATCTAATTGACGATCTGCACTATCTTTACTTGTTTTTAACAATCTAAATTCAAGCACACGATTCTTAGCGAGATCCATTATATCATCCATGTCGCCGGAGGTAAGATCTTCCTGGTCAAAATCCGCAAGATAGACGTCCACTAAATCATAGTAGATAGACGCCTCCTCTTCCGAGAAGATTTCTTCTATTGGAATTAAATCTTTAATTAATTTCTTTGGTTTAGGTGGGTTTTTCGGTCTTCCGCTTCCTTCTCCGCCCATACTACCTCCTAATCACCCAGATCATCGAAGTATTCATCTGGATCTAGACCTAATATTTCAGCGGCCTCTAAGAATAAAATTATCAATTCTGGTGTAATTTCATGGCTGAAAAATTCTATATTAGGTCCAACTGTAAGTTCGATACGATTGGCGTTTCTCAAACTTTTTAAAGTCATGACGTCTTCTAGACTGTCAATTACACTTTCGTTGTCTGTTACCCATTCACAAATTTCGCCATTACTATCTATGTTACAGTACATATTTGTCAGTTCTTCTGACAGAGGATTCTTGTTTCTAAAATATACTATTAACGAATCCGAAATTTTATCTTTTGTTTCTTGTTTATGTCGCTGTCCTCTTTTAGATTCACTTATAGCTCTTTTACTAGCTTCACTAAGTCTGAAACCTATTGGTCTTCCTCTTCTAGTCATCATCAACTACCTCCGACACTGTAGAGAATTTTTTACACTCTGGACATATTATTCCTACAGTTACTGTGGTAGCAGATGTGACATAACCACAATTATCACATTGGACATACATATTACCACCCATGGGTTTAGGTGGTTTTCTAAAAGTGAATTCTAAGTTTTTTGAATCAGATATCTTACTTTCTCTATGAATTCTGGCATTGTGTTTATTCACACCGCCTTTGGGTTCATATCTCCTAGAGGTAGACCCAGGAGAAAGTTCTTGGTTTAGTGGAGTAGATTTAAGATGCTTCTCCACAGCTTTATTAAAATTACTATTCATTAAGTCCTCTCCCGTTTGTAATCTACGTGTATTTCCCTTTTGCTGGCTATGTAATCAGCAATATACACGGTCAACTCCTCTGACGTATATTTACTTAAATCTTTTTTCCAATCCTTAGTACTCCACGGGCCATAATGATAACCACAAGCATTGCGTATGATATTATAAGATCTTTCAGACAGCATTTGAGTAGCGTTCTGAACTTCTTCTACTAGATCGGCTGCCAAGCTAGGGTGGTTTTTTGTTGTATGACCAGACTTTGTCAATCCTTGCTTTCTTAAATCATGTATGAGACATGCTGCAAGTATCTCATCTCTACTACTTTCACACTCAAGACCTCTACAAAGTTGATACGCTACTGTAAAAATCTTTTTTGTGTGAATTATATTACCATCACCAGCCAGTTCATCTATTGGATGAAATTTACCAGTAGATGACGCTGGACAATCTAAAAAAATATAATCAGGCGCAGCACAAATACACAATCTTGCGAACTCCCGTATCGTTTCATCATATATGAGCTCAAGTTGTTCTTTGAACACCTCGCTCTTAAATTTTTCGTCAAGCATGCCTACTCCTTTAATACGGCTTGAACGTTT